TTTAGCGAAGTATGGGTACACCAAGTTGAAGGCTGGAGCGACGAAAAAAAGAACGAATTTATAATTAAAGACAATTCTAGCTTTGGGTCTTGGGACTGGGAAATATTGGCTAACGAATGGAATACCCAAAAGTTAGTGGATTGGGGAGTTGATTTACCTAAAGATACTTTTGCATTTGAGGACGAAGATGTACAGAATAATGTACAAGAGGAATTACCAAAAGAAATTTGCCCAACTTGCGGTGCTAAAATGAAATAGAATGAATAAACAAAATGTTACATTAAAAAAAGCAATGCTGGAAGCGTTAGAAAAAACTTTAGGTATTGTTTCTACTGCTGCTAATATTGTTGGCATAACTAGAAAAACGCATTACGATTGGTTAAATAAAGACCCGGAGTATGCTAAGTCAGTAAGTGAATTGGAAAACTTAGCGCTAGATTATGCAGAGTCAAAGCTATTTAAAAATATTGAAAAAGAAAAAGAGGCAAGTGTATTTTTTTATTTAAAAACAAAAGGCAAAAAAAGGGGTTATGTAGAACGCCAGGAAATTGTACACCAAGGCGGTATGCCAATAACTAAAATGTCTGACGAAGCAATTGAGGAAATAGATAAAATACTAGACAAAGAGTACTAAAATGGGAAAATGGAAGCAGTTAGGGAGGTTATTAAAAATAAATGTATTGATAGTTTACTATTCTTTACAAGATTTATATTTAAAGAAAATACAGGCAATAAGTTTGAAGTGGCGCCGTTTCACATTGAACTGGCCCAAACCCTTGAAAAGGTAAATAAAGGCGAAATAAAGCGCCTTATAATTAATATACCGCCTAGGTGTGGTAAGACCGAGATTGCCGTTAAAATGTTTATGGCGTGGTCCCTTGCTAAAAACCCAGCTTCTAAATTTATACACTTATCCTATTCAGATGCCCTGGCGTTAGATAACTCTAGCCAAACAAGGGAATACATTACAGGAGACGCATACCAAAGCCTTTGGCCTTTGCAGCTTAAAAAAGATAGCCAGAGCCAAAAGAAATGGTACACGACAAACGGCGGAGGTGTTTATGCTACTGCTTCTGGAGGTGCTATAACTGGTTTTGGTGCTGGTACTGGTGGGGCTATTATTATTGATGACCCTTTAAAGCCAGACGATGCCGTTTCAGATGTAAAGCGTTCGTTTATTAATAACCGATACAATACTACCATTAGGTCCAGGGTAAATACCAGGGACGTGCCTATTATAGTTATTATGCAAAGGCTACACGAGGACGATTTAAGCGGGTATTTATTAGACGGTGGTAGTGGCGAGGAGTGGCACCATTTAAAGCTGGCTGCGCTAGATAAAGATAACAACGCACTTTGGCCTAGCAAACATAGCTTTGACGAATTAGAAGCCATTAGGCAAGCCGACCGCTATACGTTTAGTGGTCAGTATATGCAAGAGCCTTCGCCGCAAGAAGGTGGGGAATGGCGTAAGGATTGGTTTAATATTGTAAATAAAGCAGAAATACCTGGCGATATACATTGGGAAATGTTTATTGATGGCGCCTATACAAAAGACACTAGGAACGACCCTACAGGAATACAGATAAGCGGCAAAGGTAAGGACGGCAATTTGTACGTCCTTAAAAGCATAGATAAGTATTTGGAAATGCCAGAACTTAAAACGTTTATTGAGTCGTTTGTTAAAAGCTGCGGGGTGCCAATACAACAAATATTGGTCGAACCTAAAGCGTCCGGTAAATCATTGGTTCAATTGTTAAGGCGCGAAACAAACTTTAATGTAAGCGAATTAAAAACTGATTTCGTAAGGTTTAGTAAAATCGAAAGGGCTAGGGCATCGTCGCCTTTTTTAGAAGGTGGCAGAGTGTATTTAGTTAAAGACAATTGGAACGAGGCGTATTTGCAGCAAGTTACCACTTTTCCAAACGCTAAACACGACGAACATATTGACGTTACAAGTTATGCAATAGAACGTAATTTAATAAAAGGGTTTTTTGTTGTCTAAAATTCGTATTTTTACAAAAAATTTTATATATAGATGGCTTCAATCTTAGACAGATTTAAGACGCTTATTACTAAACAAGCGCAAAACACAAACATAAATTACAATAAGGCACTATACAACTGGCTAGGTAATTCTATTATTTGGAACTCCGAAAACGACGATACATATATTCGTGAAGGGTACCAAAGAAACGCAACGGTTTATTCTATTATAAACTTAATTACAAAAGCAGCGTCTACTATTCCTTTGCAAATTTATGAAGTAAGCAATGTAGCCAATGCTAAACGCTATAAGTCAATGACTAGCGGCTATATGGATAGCAACGCAATGCACGCGGCTAACGTTCTTAGAAAGCGCGCATTTACTGAAATTGACAATACGCCATTACACAAGTTATTAGAGCGCCCTAACCCTGCGCAATCTTATAACGCCTGGCTTACTGAAATTATTAGTTTTGGTTTGCTTACAGGAAACCGTTATATCTACGGTATTGGTCCAGAGTCTGGCCCTAGCCTTGGCAAATACACCGAACTATATGTATTACCTTCTCAAAACATTGAGATAATGAGCGGCGGAATTATGGAGCCGGTACAAGGTTATAAATTGCAATACAACGGAACGTTTGAAGCGGCCGCAGAAGACGTATGCCATATTAAAAACTTTAACCCAGATTATGACGGTACTGGAACGCATTTATACGGACAGTCGCCACTTAGAGCCGGTTTAAGAACCTTAACCACTAACAACGAGGCGGTAACTACTGGAGTTAAATATCTACAAAACCAAACGGCTAGGGGTATTTTAAGCAGCGACGAAGGCGATATAAACGAAGTACAAGCGCAGCAATTAAAAGATAAGTTCAGACAACAACACCAGGGAAGTAACAACGCTGGGGACGTTATCATTACGCCTTCAAAACTTAGCTGGATAAACTTTGGACTTCCTGCTTCTGATTTAGCTTTAATTGAGCAATACAATAGCAGTATTAAGGACCTTTGTAATATTTACAATATACCGGTACAATTATTAAATAATACCGACAGTTCGACTTATAACAATATGAAGGAAGCCAAAAAGGCTTTATATCAAAATGCGGTTATACCAGAATTGGTAAAACTAAGAGACGAATTGAACAGATGGCTTACTCCTAAGTATGGCGAGAATTTATATATAGATTTTGACTTTAGCGCTATTCCAGAACTCCAAGAGGATATGGATAAAATGGTTGCACAATTAGGCCAAGCCTGGTGGGTAACTCCTAACGAAAAGCGTCAAGCTATGTTTTATGGCGAGTCTGAAAGCCCTTTAATGGACGAGTATTATATGCCAGCTAACCTAATGCCATTAGAAGTAAGTATTCCAGCGTTGGAGAACCCAGCGCCTTTAAACCAAGAGTAAATGCTTAAAGCAGTAAAAGATACGTGGCAAAATGCGTTCGAACGTACTTTGGACAATGCAGAGCGTGCCAGCGTGCGTGATTTTACAAACTACTATAAAACCGAAACAGATAAAGCTATTGGGGTAATGCTCCAAAAAAATAGCATTAGCGAACAGGATTTACTAGGCATATTTACATTAGATGGTTTTGGCAAGCTATACGAAGGTCTTTACGAGCGTATAGGAATGACTTTTGCCAATTGGTATGCTAAAAACTTTGATAAGTATTTAACTAAGGGAGTAAGCGCTAACCAGTTCCAGGAACCCTGGAGGGCATCGTTTAGGAACCAGGGAATACTTGTTGGGGCGCAAAGGGTTACATTGGTCCAGAACACCGCTAAAACTACTTTAATAAAGGTTTATAGGCAACTGGCTAACGACCCTGTTTTTGCAAGCGAAGGGGAAGTTGTTAGGGCTAAGATGCTAAGACAACAATTTGACCGCTACAGTAAATACCAGGCTGAACGATTAGTGCGTACAGAGGCAACCAATGCAGCTAATTACGCCACTATGCAAAGCGCACAAGATATATTTCCTGGCGCAGATATGCAAAAGGAATGGATTAGCGCAAGCGACGAACGCACAAGAGCAGCGCATAG